TTAATGCAATCGGTGATCGTCTCGTCACCCCTGAGCTTGGAGCGCAGGGCATCAACGACGGGGGCAGGTAGCACGATGGTGAGCTTTCGGATCTCGTGGGAGGGTTGGAGGCCGTTCATGGTGGTAGTGGTTCCGGTGCGGCTACCTCCCCACACTACCCCATTTCATACCGCTTTAATACCCCCTATACTGCAGATCAACACCCCCATGAAAGCGATGCCAAAAGGTCCAGCCAAGCAAGGTCAAACCAATATCACGCTTGAACTCAGGACTGACCTGGTTGAGCACCTCGACACCCAAGCTCGATACCTCGGCCAATCACGCGCTGCATACCTGCGTGGTCTGGTGATCAAGGACATGGACCGTCAAGGCCCTGGCCGCGTCGCGACGGCCTAACCCATGCCATCAGCCATCGACGCTGCCTTTGGCCGGTGGCCGGAGCTACTGGGAGCGCTTGCCGGTTTATCGCCTGAGCAGCTCACCGACAAACACCAACCATGCCCAGCATGCGGCGGTGACGACCGCTACCGCTGGGATTGTGACGATGGCCACGGCGGCTGGTACTGCAACCAGTGCGGAGGCAAAGACCATGCCGGTGGCGGTGGTTCTGGAATGGACCTGCTCACCCGCGTTACTGGATGGGACTTCAAGCAGGCCTGCAGGCGAATTGAGCAGCACCTAGGTATCACCTCGACCGGGCCAGGAGCGCCAGCCCCAGCACGACCACCAGCAGCAGCCAAGGCCAGGCCCAAAGGTCGGCCGCATCGCATCCCCGAGACCCCGCCAGCAGGCACACCGCCGCCAGCACTTGGCAGCGCCGTAGCTCAGTTCCCCTATGGCCTTGATCGCGCCAATCCCTGCTACTGGGTGCAGCGCGTACCTCAGCCGCCCAAAAACGGCAAACCCCAAAAACTCTTTGTCCAGCGCACCTGGATCGATGGCCGCTGGCACTACCCCAGCAAACGCGATCCGTTCCAGTCCCATTGGCCCGAGCCCCGATTTATCTACCGCCTACCCGATCTCAACGACCGCCCCACTGATCCGGTTCTGATCTCCGAGGGCGAGGGCAAGACCGATGCAGCTGCCCAGCTATTCCCCGGCCACGTCTGCATCGCATGGACTGGCGGGACAGCAGGCTTGACCCACACCGACTGGCAACCCATCGCCGGTCGTCAATGCACCCTTTGGCCTGATGCTGATGCAAAAGGCCGCGAGTGCATGGCCAAGCTAGCCGTAGCGCTTATTGATCTTGGCTGCACCGTCAAGGTCGTCAACCCACCCGAACACCTCCCCGAGGGCTGGGATCTTGCCGACGCGCTTGCTGAGAAATGGACGCCAGCTATTGCCGCTGAATCCATGGCCAAGCGTGCCAAGCCTTTTGAGCTGCCGGAGCCAGAACCAACGCCAGCCACGGCAGCGCCAACGCCAGCAGCTCCAGAGATACCCACCAACGCGCCGTTTGTCTGCCTTGGCTTCAGCGAAGGCGTCTACTACTACCAACCAGGCAGCACTGGCCAGGTGATCTCGCTATCGCGCAGCTCACACACCGGCACCAACCTGCTCACCCTTGCACCTCTTGCCTACTGGGAGACGCTCTTCCCATCCAAGACCGGCGCTAACTGGCTGGCTGCTGCCAGCTTCTTATTTGAGACCCAGGCCGCTGTCGGCATCTTCAGCGCTGATCGCATTCGTGGCCGCGGCGCCTGGTGGGACGCCGGCCGCTCCGTGCTGCACCTAGGTGATCGCCTGCTGATCGATGGCACTGAGCACTCAATCAGAAAAACCGCCAACTCAAAGTTCCATTACCAGCGCCTGGCTTCGATTGATCTACCCAAGTGCCTTGAGCTGCTCTCTGATGAGCTCGGCATGGAAATCATCGACATCGCCTCACGCTTCCACTGGGAGGTGCCCGCATCAGGTCTGCTGCTGGCCGGCTGGATCGCCCTGGCGCCGATCTGTGGTGCCATGCAATGGCGGCCGCACGTCTGGCTCACCGCATCAGCTGGATCTGGCAAGAGCGCCATCCTTGATCGCTTCATTGGCATACTGCTGGAGTCGATGGCCCTATTCCCCGAGGGCAACACCACCGAAGCCTTTATCCGGCAGCAGCTGCGCGCCGATGCCATCCCGGTCATCTTCGATGAAGCCGAATCCAACGAGAAGGCCGACCGCCAACGCATCCAGAACATTCTCTCTCTAGCCCGAGTTGCCAGCAGCTCCGGTCGTGGCGTGATTGGTAAGGGTGGAGCCGATGGCACTGCGCAGTCGTTCACCATCCGATCGATGTTCCTGCTGTGCTCGATCTCCACCGCGCTCAAGCAAGGCGCCGATCAATCCCGGTTCGCGCAGCTCACCCTGCGCAATCCGTCATACCTGCCCAAGACTGAGCGCACTGCGCATTGGTCAGCGCTAGACGCCGACATCACCCGGCTATGCACCGCCGAGATGGGGCATCGCCTGCTGCTGCGCATGGTGGGCCAGATACCCATCATCCGCGACTCGGTGGCAGTGTTCCGCCGTGCTGCTGCTGAGCGCTTCGACAGCCAGCGCCAGGGCGATCAATACGGCACCCTGCTGGCTGGCGCCTGGTCCCTAGCCAACTCCAGGCCAGCCACCATCGAAGACGCCTATCAGCTCATTGATGCCAATAGCTGGGACGCCTACACCGAGCAAACCGAAGCCGATGAAGAGCGCTGCCTGCAGCACATCCTGCAGCACCAACTCAGAGTGGAAGGTGACCGCGGCTCGGCCTACAACCGCACCGTCTGGGAGCTGGTGGAGCTTGCACGCGGCACCTCTGCATCTATGGAGATAACCATGACCGCCGCCGAGGCACACCTAGGCCGCATCGGCATCAAGATCGAGAGCGACCGGATCTTCGTAAGCAACAGCGCTAAGGGGATGCGCCGCATCCTTGATGGCACGGCCTGGGCGGATTGTTACGCCACCGTGCTGGGCAGGCTGCCTGCAGCGACCAAGGCAGGCGTTATGCGCTTCAAAGGCCTTGCTGGGGTCAGCAGGGCGGTTTCATTGGCCTTTCCAAGCGCTGGACCGTAACCGTAACAGCAGGCGTAACGCCAAAATCCCTGTCACCGACAAGTTTGTTACGTTGTTACGGTCAAGGGGGGGGTATATATCCCCCTATAGAGAAAGGCATAGGTGCAAGGGGGTAAGGCGTAACGCTTTGGCCACTCTCTCTCTATCTATATCTCTTTTATTTTAGGTGTAACAACGTAACAAGGTAGGGCAGATCGGCTGTGGCGCAGCCGGTTTCAGGTGTTACGCCTACCGTAACAACGGCGTAACAGGCGTAACAGCGCTTTGGCCTGCCATCCCCAGACTGAACCAGCCACCGCCAGGCCATGAAGCGCGCCTCCACGATCTCTACGCTGCTCGACACCAGCACCCCATGGCTGACCTGGTGGCAGGAGCTGATCCTCAACTGGGCAGCATCGTGGGACTCGATCGAAACCCTGCACTGCACCAGCAGCAAGACCGATGACTGCCTTACCTGGGACGTGCCGACAGACCTGGAGCTGGCGAGGCTCGACCTGGAGGAGTTGCTCAGTGCTGAGACCGGGCAGCGTGAGGGTTGAGCTGAAATGATCCGGCTATCTATTGACGACGCAGGCATCGACAAGGCCAAGCTCTTTGTTGCCACCATTCAGAACCAGCTGCCCTTTGCTGCATCCCAAGCGCTCAACAGAGTGGCTTTTGGTGGCTCAGACAATGTGCGCAACTCGTTGGCCAAGCAAACCACCAAGTCATTCGTCAACCCGACCAAGTACACCCAGAGCGCCTTCCGCTACACCAAATCCACCAAGGCCAACCTGGTCGCTGAGGTGTTCGCCGATCCCACCCGGCGGTTCTTCCCTACCCAGATACAGGGCGGCGACCGCCGGGGCAAACTCTACGAGGGCTTCCTTCGTGGCCTAACCAAGAACGGCATCCCCTCTGGTGGCCGCCTGGTGCCTACGTCCCTAGTGCTCAACGCAGCAGGCAACCCAAAGAAGAACATCTTTGCCACCATTGCCAACAAGCTCGACAGCCAAGATCAAGGCGGTGTCTTTGTCGGTACGCCGAAGGGTGGAGGGCGCTTACCTGGTGTCTATCGCAGGTCAAGAGGCAAGCTGTTTGCCTACTTCGTTCACGTTGACTCAACGCAGTACCAAGCGCGCTTCCCAATGGAGCGAGTGGGCATGGACACAGCGAAGAGATTGTTTCCCTCTGAATTGAACAAAGCACTTGATCGCGCGCTCAAGTCGGCGCGGTGACGGCGAACCCCCCGGCTTCAGGGTCCTCCGTGCTCAGCCTCGTCGAGGGTTATCCGAGG